CGTAAAGGTCTGATAGTTTCATTTGGTACTGTCCTGTTGATAAATTGTTCTTGTCATTGTAGCGTTTTGCTGATTTACATAATAGTTAAAATAAAACTTGCACAATATTTATGTTGGGTGTATTGTTTGGTTATCGAAAACAAACGGACAGCAATAATGAACAAACAAGCATTCAAGGCGTTAAGAAGCCAGTACCGAGCGATACGCGCTGACGGTTATTCAATGCAAGAAAAAATAGCAAGCCTTTCGGCTAAGCAGGTAGAGTTTTCAAAATCTGCTGGATTTAACTTTTGGGATGTTAAAAAGCCATGCTCAAGAGTTGGGGTTGTTTCTATTAATGTTGCTGCCAAGCTTGGGTTTCCGGACTGGTGCTTTAATCATCCTAAATTTAACTAATAATCAAAGCGCCATTAATTTGGCGCACAAGGACAGCAATAATGAATAATTCAAATGTAGTTATATTAATCGTTAATATGATCACCTCAGATTCGTTGGTCGAGGTTAGCGTTGCAGCAACCCAAGATAGATGTGGAAAAAGTTACGTCAAGCGTTTAGCAACCAACTTGGATCATCATTGGTGTTGGATGTCCGCGGCAAGATTTCAGCCAGAAGTGAAAGCTGATGGCCCGTATACAGCAATTAAATTCTCAGCATAAGGACAGCAATAATGAAATTAACACTAAGGCGCAAGTTTAAGTTGATTGTTGAAATATTAAAAAACCAAGACGAGCTAGATTTGTCGTCATTCAAAAATGGTGCCGATTCAGAGAGAAATAAATCATTAAAAGTTTCCGCTGGAAGGGAAATAGGCACATACATGGTTAGAACCATAAGAGGTGAAGGTCTTGCTGATTGGGATGGTCAATCATGGCGGTTTCACGACAAGTCGATTAAGTCTGGTATTTTAGACGTATATAACAAGTAAGGACAGTAACAATGAATAAGCCACCAGTAACACGATTAACACTTGAACAGCAAGCGCAACATGAGATAGCCAATTTACGCGCATACTCATCAGCAATGACATTTACAGCGATTGTACTTGGTATTGCTGGCGTAGTAATGGCGTTCGAGCTTTTAACAATGCGAGATATGATAGCGGGGATATGTTAATGAGTATAACAACGCAAGATCTTCTTGATATGAAAGCATTGAGGAATGGCTGTTCTAAAGAGGATTTGATTATTAAAGGAGTTGGAATGAAAACACCACAAGAGAAAGCGGCAGAGTTATTACCATTCGTTCAAGCGTTAGCAAATGGCGAAGAAGTAATGCAAGGTGATTTTCCTGCAAATGGAAACTTTATTTATGGGCTTGATTTCAGCATTAAGCCTAAGATGATGCTGGTTAATGGGTTTGAAGTGCCTGAGCCTATGCATGTTAAGCCTGATGTTGGAGTTAAATTTTATATACCAAACCTTGATAATGACTGCTTCTTCTCTGGGTCATCATGGGATGGTTATAACATTGACAATACATGGCTATCAAGAGGATTGATCCACACAACCGAAGAAGCAGCAATAGCACACGCTAAGGCAATGTTAAATATCGATCCTAATGGCGGTGAGTGATGAGTGATTCTGTGACTATTATATTGGCTATACTTGTATTGATATCTGTCTTTGTAGCGCACTTTTTACTGTTTTCGTTTATGGTAGTAGATAAGTTTAAGTCATGTGTATTTGCGCTTTCGGTAGTGTTTACTGTTGTGCTTGCTTCTATACTTATTAATATTTAAAGGCGGTGAGTGATGGATAAAATACTTAAGTTTTTTGGGCTGATTAAGATTTCTGATATTGAATGCTCAATTAACGCAATTGATAGATGTATAGCAAGGTGCGAGCTTGATTATCTCAATGAGAATATTAGCGAGCCTGAAATGAACGATAAAATTAAAGATTTTCAAATGGTAGGCTACAAGTTAATTGAAAATCGTATTAGATAATAAAAGCCCCATCCTTGGGGCTAGTTTATTTATGGATAGGTTAAGCGTTGAATGGTGATTGACTTAATATTAAATGTCCTACATAATTAGGACTTGTTAGGAGTATTTATGCCGATAGAATTGGAATGCCCTTTTTGTGGGAAGGTCCAGAGGATGAGAAGCGATGCAAAAACATGTGATAGATGGTCATGCAGGAAAGCAATGCAAAGAAAAAAACGAAGCGATGAAAGCGATAAAGGATTACCCATCAAAGGATAAGATATTAAGCCTGCTAACCTATAGTAGGGATGATGGTAATTTAAGGTGGATTAAAAGAAGGTCCGGCGTTCCAGTTAGTGGCGCTATTGCTGGAGGCATTAATGGTGGTTATATAAGAATAAAGATTGGTGGCACCAGTTATTATGCTCACAGGCTTGTGGCAATACTACTTGATATGCCAATCACTGATATGTTTCAGGTTGATCACATAGACCAAAACAAATTAAATAATAGGCCTGAAAACTTGAGGCTTGTCGCTCAGGTAGAAAATAGCAAAAATAGATCTATATCTGTAAATAATAAAAATGGAATAACAGGAGTTTACTGGCATAAAAGAGATTTGCTGTGGGAATCTCAGATATGCATAAACTATAAAAATATAACTGTTGGTAGGTCTGATTCATTCTTTGAAGCTTGTTGCTCAAGAAAGTCAGCAGAGGTAAGGCTTGGGTTTCATAAAAATCATGGCAATAAAAAAGGGCCTTAATAGGCCCTTCCGTTTTATGGGTAGGTAAGTCTTTGTATTGTTATAGACGAAACTGATGGGGATCCCGTGGCCTGTCCAGATATAGCTAGGGTTACAGATTCGCTTCCCGAAACTTCTGGCGGTGCAGCTGTAATTCTGGCAGCGTGTAAGCTAAACGACATAGCGCCCGAAACACCACTAAGGATACTTGACACTTCCACATCAGTTTCGTCTAGAAACTTATTCAGCATTGTTAAGTCGTATAACTTAGCAGCCATGCTGAATGTGTTCATGGCTCGGCCACGTTCAACAAATGCTACTGAGCGATTACCCAATTCAAACTGAGCGCTAGCTTCGTTATCGTTAGTGATGGTAAACGAGTCAACCAGCTTTAATGGCGTAACACCATCGAATAGTGAAACATCTACTGATGCGAATGGATCTGCACCAAAGCTGACTGTAAATGTTGAACCAGCAGGTAATGCCGCTAGGACTTCTTGACTTAAGCCGATAAACGGTAATGAGCCTGTGACCATAGCGTTAACAGCCTGCTCAATAGTAAAGCCAGTAAACTCTACACCACGAGTAATAACGTAAGCGTCAGGATTGCCACACTTACCTTTAAACCAAGTTAAGATAGATACTGATTTACATAAATTACCAGTTTCTAGTTTATCGCCTGTCATAAAGTCAGTAGTAACACCAGTCTCATCCTCTAGCGCCAACTGAATACCTGAGCCAGTAACGACTAAAGCGGTAACGCTGGTAACGAAAAACGGTTTAGCGTTATTACCTGTTAAACCTTCAAAGTAGATTAACGCACCAACTTCAACGCCATCAGTGATGAAGCTGCCAGTTGCACGAGTAAATGTTTTAGCCGCAGAATCAACAGTAACCGATAATGCCGAAGCTGTTTCACCAGCAACCCAATCACTTGTCATTGCAGCGGCTAGTAAATCATCTTGTGATGACTGACTCAGCTCAATTGAGTATTCACCTGCAACCTGCTCATTACCTGTGCGAATGCTTGACACTTCACGGCCGCCATCCAACTCAGCAGATACCAAAGCATCACGAGTTACTGATGGAATACCGCTATTTGAGCGAAGTGGTCGCCAGCTTGGTGACGTAGGCGTTACACCTTGCGTCACTTCTGGTACGTAAAATTGTGCGGTAGTAGCACCGCGAAACGGTTGTACAGCCATAGTTATAACCTCTCAGTGTGTGTTTGCCATGTAATTGTGACAGGTTTAATAGCCCATCCGTTTTCAACTGTAACACGAGTCGCGCTAAAGTTAGTGATTTGAACGCATACGTCACCACGGGTTAAGCTGTTACCTGGTGCAAAATATGCGTTAAGTTTATCTTCCATTTGATTGGTATCGGAAGTACCAAAATGCGATGCATAGTTAATATCAATCTGATAAATACCGGATCGCTTATCAGTGAAATACAAATCAGCATCTTCGTTAGGCGCAGGTATAAAGTAGCCAGCCAAATAAGGCGTACTAGTCGACTTAGCAACTTCAACATTTCCTAAGCGCATCTTTCCATTTTCAACCTGAACAGCTATAGAGTTTACGCCGCAAAAGTTAAATAACGCAATATCAAGCGCCTTTTGAATTGATTCCGTGTAACCTTCGCTCATTTATAAAGCCTCGCCTGTTCGTCCAGTATTCGTTGGAATCTATCCGCATTTATCCTAACCAAACCCGTTGGCGCCTGCTTTGAAAACCCACCAACTGTATTGGGCCCGTTACCAGGCTTATAGCCGCCAAACTCTAAATTGTGCGCATATGGCAGATTATTCGATAAAGTAAACACGCTCGACATTCTAGCGCCAGCTACGTAGTTAGTGGCAGCGGCAGTAGATGACGCTCCGCTTTTATCGGTATTGGTATTCGTGCCAGTTGCAGGACTTGAGCCTGATGCCATCCAATTAGCGCGGAACCTGCCACTATCGACAGGGCTTGATTTAATAATCGCACTGAACAGCTTAATAGACACGCCGCGCATCGTTTTATCAATGCTAGTGTTAGCCTTTTTTGCGAATGCTGCGACTTGCTTATCGAAGTTCATTAGCCATAGCCGTAGCAAGTTTATCAAACTGCTCTTTGGTAATCTCTATTGAGTCACCTCCCTGAGTAATAGACGCAGTTTCAACTCCTGATTTATCATCTTTGTAGAATGCGACAACCACATCACCGGAAACAACTTCCTTTAAAAATTCAACCATACTATTTCCTACAATGTATTTTATACAAAATCACCGTACCAGTATAATCTACTTTTGGCTCGCCTACAATTGACCACTGAACGCCATCAACCTGAATCTTATCGTCGAACTTTGGAGTCTCAGCAGAAGTTACCAGCGCTAGAAAATCACCACCCTGAATTGTGGTCCCGTCAATCTGTGACGCTGAATACTCAACAGTAACCCCAACTAGTGGCAGTACCACATCTGGCGCAAACACTTCCTCACCTAATGTGGTATCAAAATATGATGAACCTTTGCGCACTAATTTAATGCGGCCTTCCGATTCGTCAAACTTGTTCAGCAATCTAGTTGCCGTGTCCTGCATTCGCTTAGCAAATCCCATTATACTGGCTCTATGTTTGAAATAACTAAAAGGGCTGTTGGGGCTAAAACCCAACCATGACTTGATGTTGCTGCGTATAAGCCGCCAAAATCAGCTCCAGCAGAATCTCTAATTATCTCAACAGTTAGTACGTCGCCAGCGGTTAGCGGAAGCAGTACACGACTATCAAGCGCGGTAACGTTATCAGCGGTAGACAACTTTGACAGTTGACTTACTCCAACCTGAGCTCCGTTAACGAGTATTCTGGCAAAAGTAATGCTTGTTCCGCTTGCTCCGGACCGACCAATTTGAAGCTTTATTCTAACTGCGTATGTTTCAGTTATTAAGCAAGTTACAGCACCATTGGCAGCCAGTGTGATATGCTCATCAGCCTGAGCCGCACCAAACTCAACCTGCAAAGGAACGCCCAAGCCTGTTGGTAACTGTGTAGCAGCAAGAGAATAGCCCCCTGATTAAGTCAATCTCGCTAACATCGGTTAACACTTCCTCGCCAAGTGATTTCAGGCCACCTGTAAAATTAGTATTTCCTGCAACGGTTTGCGTAGCAGTCTCAAGCACGTTCAATGCTGAATCTGCGTTTTGAGTTGCAACCTCACGAACATCAGAGGGTGATACCTCGCCAGCGCTATTATCTGGAATGTTTCCAGCAATTAGCGCAAATATTCCAGCTTTAGTTAATGCCATTATCCGCGCCCTACCCTAAACTCGAAACCATTATTAGCACATGTAACAAGTAGCGACTTTAATGCATCAAGCGCTTTAGTGATTGTTACTGTGCCGCCTGTTTTGCCATTGTTAAAGTATGATACAGCGACAGCACCTGTTACTTCTTCGCTTGCAATTGATTTACCGTCATCAGTAGCTCGAACATCTGTTCCAGCACCAAATTCATCAGCAGCAGCTACTGTAGCGTAACCAAGCTGTAATGGAATACTATCGCTAGCAATCTCGAATCCGTAAGCGTTAACAGCGCCTAGGCGCGGCCATGAAAGTGATTGAGCTTGAACTAAGCGAGTACCACCAAAACATGATTCTTGCATATCGATGTATTGTGTACCTTGCCGAATAGCTATCTCTGCAAGTGTGTCGTCATCTGGCAAGGTGTAACCATATGCAGCGGCATAAATACGAGCGTCGGCCAATGAGATATACGCATCAGCATTTGATAGTCCAGTGCCATCTTCAACGATTAGCGGCATGGTTACCCCTTATTTTGTTGGGTTCTTAAAAATTCACGAGATGCAATTGATTTTGATTCGGACGGTGATTTTGGCGGTCTTAATTTGCTTTTTAGCTTTCTGAGTTTAATAGCCATATTCAAACCTTAAAAAAGGGGGCGAACCCCCTATCTAATTTATTTTGAGGTAAGTTTTTTACGCTCTGCTTGTTGTCTTTGGCGCTTAACATCTGCCAATTGCTTTGGTGTAACTAATGAGCCTGGAACTAAACCATCTTGATTTAACTTTTCGACTAAATTATCTTTTGACATTTTAAATGCTCCGTAAAATACGGGCTACGTCAGCAGCCCGTTAACAATTAACCGTTAGTGATTAAGAATGCGATGCCAACGTTCTCACGTTCAAACACGCGATTCCAGTTAGCAGGCAAAGCAACTTCTGCGACTGTAGGCGACTCATCAACTACAGTTGTTTCGGTCCACGCATAACCTTCTGGATGGATTAACCACTGCTTACGTTCGATCAACGTTTCAATTCCGGCACCATTCGCAGCTAACTCGTCAAACTCAGTCGCAACAGGGCGTTGAGCTGGAGCATCACCATAACCGAATACACCAGTTTTATACAATGCTGTCACATAACGGAAGCCTGAAGTAGTACCAGCAATAACCGGTAACTTTTTATCTTCAATAACGCGCAAACCGTTGTAAGTAGGGATTAGCACGCCAGTAACAGAGTCTTGAATATAGTCAATCTGCTGCAACTTAACCATTGTTTTCATTACGTCTGGATGAACAGCCATAAGAGCAAGCATTGAAGCCGATTCGCCCATAGTCGCACGAGCGTCAACGAATGCATCAAAGTTAAACAAGTTAGCAGCGGCAACGCCTACAGTTGTCTCGAGTGATACATCGTGGATCATGTCACCAGTACCAGCTTCGTTTTCTAAAAACAAACCTTTGGTGATTGCCTGAATACGAGCTTCAAAACGGTTTTCCCAGTACATAGAAGTACGAGATGCGATTTGTTGCATAGGGTTTTCAGTACCCATAACCTCAGCAACCAGGTTAGCCGTCTGCCATGCATTGTTAATATGCACGTTACGGGCAACCATTTTACCAGTTCCGATTTTATTAGGCGTGGCAAATACTGCTGGGTCATCGCCGCTGATATTTTCGCTAGAATAATCTAGGTCTTTCCAGTATGGAATGGTTGTAATATCACCTTCACCAGCAGCGCGAGCAGCAAGTAAAGCGTTGGTTACCGCGACACCTGACGCAACGAATGCGTTAGTATCTGGGTGGTCTTCTTGTACGTATGAAGCGTAAACGTCTGCGTCATACTGCACATCTGATAAGCGAACTGTAGCCATTTTTGATTACCTTTTATTGAGTAGTTGTTTAAATGCCTCAGGGTCATCACGCTTTAATTTGATGCGCTCACCTTCCGACATATCTTTTAATGACTTACGCGCTCCGCCCGTAGATCGACCACCAGTAGCCCCGCCACCGCTAGCTGCGTCAGCTTTCATTAGCTGACTGATAACTGGATCTGATTGCATCCACTTTCGGTACTCTTCGCTGTTTTTAGCAACAACATTTCCAGCAAAGTCTTTAAATTTATGTGTTACTTCATCGCCGTTTACATCTGTGTCTATCAATCCAGCGATAACCATTAGCGATTCAGGTATAATAAAATCACTAGCATAATTACTTACCATCGATTTATGTTCGGCTTTGATATTGCGACTGCGCATACTTCCAAGCGTAGCTCTTTCGGTTTCTAGCTCAGCCTTTAGCGCAGCGCTTTCACGCTCAAACCGTTCAGACTGTAGCTTACTAGCCTTTTCAAATTCACCAGCCTTTTGAGCCGACTCAATTGCTAGCGCTTCTTTTTCTTCGATAACCTTTTGCTTTTCAGCTCTATCTGCTGCTAACTGCTCTGCATCTCTGCGACGTTCACCGATTAACTCGTCATTCTTAATCTTTAAGCCCTTTGTCATTTCGTCGACTTCGGCTTGCGTGTAAGTTTTAACTTGTTTGTCATCGACCCCGTCGATAGTTGTATTATCTGACATTATGGACCCCGTCCGTTATGTGTTAAGTTCTAGTTGATTATATGCTGTGTTTAGTTGTCAAGCAAGTATTAGCAAAAAACCAGCAATTAAGCTGGTTTAATGTTGGTACTCCACACAGGATTCGAACCTGTAACCTAGGCGGTAGAAACACCTTGCGCTATCCGGTTGCGCCAGTGGAGCAAATTGGCGGAAATAATAGGACTCGAACCTATAAGCCGATTTCTCGACTACGAGTTAGCAACCCGCTGCAATACCATTATGCGATACTTCCTGAATTTGGTGGCCCACCCGAGAATCGAACTCGATTTACCAAGTTATGAGCTAGGTACTTTTGCCAATAAGTTAATGGGCCTGAATTTTGTTGTATCATTAAAACTATTTTTGACGACACATCTTATCCACAAAAAAACAATGATCATTAATTTGTTTCAGTCAGTTATTTGTGCCTGTTATTATCACCAACAGCCTGCGCAAGCCTTGATGTTTTTCAAGCAGAAACACCTTCCGATGCGGCGACAAAAATAATTCTAATGTTGCATTATATACGCTTCACAGCGTTTACTTTGCGCGCTAATTACAGCCAATTAGCTGGCAGATATTTGACCACCCCTTGTTAGAAGTAAACCAAACTATGTGATGCTGGCGCTAATCTCAGCTTTATTGCTCCAAGCAATCTCCAAGTCCGTATAGCTTCGGCATTATCACATTGTAAAGGTGCCTGTATGGGATACCCACAGACATCGACTACACGAATGTTACGTTAGCTGCCGGCCGACCACTAACAACCTGCACGCTCCACACAAACACCTTTACAATATAATAAACCGCACGGGCGGTAACTCGCAAGCATGGTCTTTCCCATCGTCAAGATTTTAAATAACCCATATACAACAGAGTTATTCGAGAGCGTCAACACTTCGCAGTTGGCATCGTTTGATTATAATGTATCAATATTAATTTAATGTCAACGCTTGCCAAGGTATATTTTAACTTTATTATCTTCATTAGCCATTTCATCAATGGTCAATCCGCGACCCAAATCATCTACTGAAAGCTTTCTGAACTCTTCAGTCGTTAATCCAGCATTACGGAATATTAGCCCTTTAGTTTTACCGAGTCTCATATCTTGAAACTCAAACGGTTGATCCGCTAGCCATCCATAATATGTGGTATCTGCTGAAACCACCTTACCACCATCAGCACCTTTACTAGCTCGTGTAGCGCCTTGGTCGAATATGTCGAACTCAGGTGATAGCGCAGGTGAACTTACAGTCCTACAAAATCGATGAAATGGCGGCATTGGCTGATAGCTGTCTGTTAGCTTATAAACCTTGCCTGTAGGCCATGCTGCGCATATATCCGAAGTTCTACCGTCAAGAGTCACCACTAATTCATAACCGATAATAATATCGTCATTCTCTGCATACGTTTCAAATCTAGCAGCGTTTGCCATGTGCATTATTGCATCATGGGCTACGCCTTTAGCTTCACGCTTCGATATGTCGGATAAGCCACCAGCACCAACTACGTTACGGATAATTTGATTGGTCGATAAGCCTTGAGCAAACCCAAGCTTAACACCCATGACTAAACGGTTAACCTCATTCACTCCCCACGTATCTAGCAAGGTAGTTAACTCGACAGCTTTAGTCGCGCCAATACTAACTGGTTGGAATTGTGCAGCAGTCCACACCTGGTTAACTGTAGGCTGAGTTAATTCTGCATCAATCCAGCCACCAATAGTCGAAGCTTGATAATTAGCCTCGTACTTTGCAAAGTCTTTTAATTGCGCCTCAAGCTCTTTGCGCCACTTACCAGAAGGTTTATTTAACTGACTAGCAAGCGTATTGATTAGCGCAGTTAATCGCTTAGACGTGCGTTTATCGCTATCGAATCCAGCAACAGACTTACGGATGATTTGCTTCATCTCGTCAAGATATGGATTAACAGTTTTACCGGCATTAGCAGCCAGTTTTAGCGTGTTAATGTGGTGAGCTAATAACTCGTCATTTAGTGCCATGGTTTACCCGCTATAATTTCAACGCTTTCAGAATAATAACCATTACTCTCACCATTCCATCTAATATTAACGCAACCTTTAGTTGTTTGAATATCGTAAAACGTGTGAGTGAATGATCCCCATTCGGTATCTCCTTCATTTGTTCTTTCCTCGAAGTGAACAATAGTCGATCCAATTAAATCATTAACATCTCCGCAAACATCTTCTATATAAACACTCTCACAGCACCCTTGAACGTGAAACATTTTAACTTGAGTCCCATCTGAAAACTCAATTAACACCTCGTCAGATGACACTTTTAGTCCGACAACATCTGTTATAACCTTACCTTTCAGAGTTAATAAATCAACTTCATCGCCGTAATCATCGTATTGCATCGTTTTCATTATTTTGCACCCCAAAACATAAACCATACCACGAAACAGGTTACCAGTATCATTGCTATCATAGCGTAGAATACCGGATTAACCTCAAGCTTTAGCGCATGAAGATTAAACCGCTGGTCAAGTAGCGCCGATGGTATCCACTCACCTGCATAGATAAATTGATTATTGTATTCGTCAATTTTAACATACTTTAGCTCACCACTGATTAATGCAAAGTGTGTTGCGCCTAGTGGGGCGTCTTTTCTAATTCTATGTGTCATTATGGCCTAACTCCGTTCATCATTAAAAATAAGATCGCGGCTGCGCGCAGTATTTTTTCTGGCTTAACGCTAACTTTAATATGCTCTGCAAAGTAACTGCTGACATGAGCTTGGCACATGTCATGGTTTATTGTTATCGAATTTTCAGCAATAATCGGCCCAGTATCACCCCATGATTCGCAGTAGTTAATTACATCTTGACAGTAATGACCACTACCATCAATGCCGCAATGGAAGAAGCTGTCTCCATCTTTTGCGAGCTCCCAACCGCCTAGCGCAAACTCTGTATGTGTTACAGCTTGGTTTATCTCTTTGTCGCTACAATCATCCCAAGTTTTCATTATTTTACTACCTTATTCTTTTTAGGCTTACCATTCTGATAAATCTCATCGATGTGAACATGATCTACTGATTTTGTTTTGCTACCGAATGGCGCTAGATAAAACATTAGCTGCGGCTTGTTGTTGCTACCTATAGGGTCTCCGTTATCGTCTAAGAATGCGATTCTGCCGCCAATGATAGGCATGATGATAGCCGCGTTAGCTTCTAGCTCAACATACCATTTGGTTGATGGATCGTTGTTTAGTATACCTGCTACAGCATAGCCTGCTTCACTCCACTTAATAGCCTGTTTAACGAATGGTAGCGGGTTACTGTATGGTGGATTCATCCAACATATAGATCCATGATTAACATCCTCCAATAGGTATAAGGTATTATCGTCAAGGAAATCTTCTTGCTGCGTTAGATAAAGCTCGCACACATGACATTCATCACTAGCGCATAGATCAATACGTATCTCACCAAATCGATTTTCAATGTAATCGATTACTTCTGGTGGTGTCGCCCATAGGTCGTTACTCATCACTCACTATCCTCTGGGTATTCCTCTTCTGCACACTCAATATGCGCAACCTGATTAAACTGTGATGCTACACTACATGATTCATCATCAGGATAAATAGCTTCTCCGCATATAAAACATATATCAGCCATCATCACTCACCAACCTTAGGCGCTTTAAATCCAGCGTTAAACAATATTTCAGCATAAGGATCGGCCATTAGAGCTTCATTTGATAGGGCCGCATTTACTGCTTCAATAAACAGTTCACGCTCTGAC